CAGTTTTGTAAGAACTCAGACAAGTGTCAATTTTCTGACTATTAGTGTTGACAAATGTAAAGAAATGATATATAATATTACATATCTTTACATAAAAGACAATGACTGTCACATCTAATGAGTTTGGTCAACAGAACATGTGGGCCACTGAACCTACAATGTATTATTCTAAAGAGACTATGGACCGTTATGGTCTAGAGACTTATGCAGAGCGTGCTGAGAAACTCAATGGTCGTACTGCAATGCTTGGTTTTGTTGCTGCTGTAGTTTCATATGCAACAAGTGGTAGTGTCTTTTTCTTTGGTGTGTTTGGATTCTAACACACACTTGACAGTAGTCAGTAAATTTTATACAATATAGTAGTATAAATTACCTAGACAAGAAACCAATGGCGTCTTATTCTATTACTATCAAACAGCCCGATGGAACTGAAACTACATTCCAATGTGAGGATGATCAATACATCCTTGAAGCTGGTGAAGAAAACGGACTAGACCTTCCTTACTCTTGTAAAGCTGGTGCATGTTCAAGCTGTGCTGGTAAGGTAGTAAGTGGGTCTGTTAACAACGAAGAACAATCGTTCCTTGATGATGATCAACTTGAGGAAGGATATTCTCTTCTCTGTGTTGCTCTTCCCACTAGTGATTGTGTAATCGAATCTGAACAAGAAGAGAACTTGTATTGATGCCAAATCCAAATCAACTCTATGAAGATATGGAGAGATTAAATGCCCTATACGAAGAACTCTGTTGGGGGCACGATGATGAATTAGTTTTCACTCACGAAAATGGCAGGGTTGTTATTTACAACAAAACACAGGAGAAATCCGATGAACGAAAAGGCAGAAAGGATTAATGGTTGGGCAGCTATGCTGGGAATCATCGCAGCACTGGGTGCTTATGCAACTACAGGACAACTCATTCCCGGCATCTTTTGATGACAACGGAAACTATCATTCAGATATTTTCAGGTGTTGTATTGATAGGACTTATTAGATTATTGTTAGATGATGGTGGGGATGATCCCCCGGATAAAGGTATGATGAGACCAATATATCAAGGTATAGGGGACTAAACTGTCCCCTTTTTTCTAAATAATTTGGCCATGTAGTGATACCATGTCCGAGGAAGTCAAGAAGGAAGAACCTAAAAAGAAAGGTTTACTAGGTAAGATTAAAGAGACAGCAGATGATAAGGAAGAACAACTTGCAATTCTGTCTACTTTTGTCAGGCTTGGTATTCTTGTATGGTCTGGTGGAATTCTCACTCTTGCATACATCAAACTACCTCCTGCTTTGGGAATTCCAGAACAGAAACTGGACCCCACCTTCATTGCCTCAGTCTTCACAGGAGTTCTAGCTACCTTTGGTGTTCAGGCAGCAAAGGGTAAAGATGGTGGTAATGGTAATGCTAGTAACTCAGTCTCAAAAGGTGACATGGAGTATCTGATTAAGAAAGCTTCTGAGACAGCACCAGCTCAAACAATTAGAATCGAACAAGGTCCAGTTACGTTGACACCAACACAAAAGTCTGACGATAGCTATAAGATGTGAATAGATAGTGTAGTCAAGTAATTCATATATGAAGTTCCTTTTTGCTTTCCTGACTACACTGTTATTTGCTGTTCCTGTATGGGCAGTAGATGTTCAAATGGGTTCTAATGGTAACCTAGTATTTGATCCTGCAGAAGTTTCTATCTCTGCTGGAGAATCAATTCACTTTGTTAATAATATGTTACCACCTCATAATGTTGTGGTAGAAGATCATCCTGAACTCTCTCATGAAGCATTAGCAATGATGCCTGGTGAAGAGTTTGACATCACATTTTCCGATGCTGGTGACTATACTTACTGGTGTGGTCCACATAAAGGTGCGGGAATGGTTGGACAAGTTCATGTCAATTGATCAACCAGATCATAAAATGAAATATCATTTCGCAATGTCTTCATTTGCTAGAATGTATGGAGTGAATGAGGTATGTAATTCTCATGAGGTCAGAAGATTTTGTGAGAAGTGGTCTGAGACAGAAGGACAAATTGTTCCTCTTGGAAGTTTAACGGAAGTTGATTTTTACTTCAGAGACCTGTGGAAGATCTGGGGAGGGTATGTATGATTGACAAAGCCGAGTTCGTTCCTCTAGTTAATGGTATGGTGGGGATATGTGTCTTCATGGCTTTGGGTTACATCTACTACATACTAAAGATGGCACACCAGGAGATGGAAGATGGCACCCATGACACCACCGAGCAGGAAGTCGTGTTACAACTTTCGTTGTTTAGAGATCAACAGAGTAGTTGATGGTGATACAATAGATGTCACAATCGATCTTGGATTTGACTTATACAAGAAAGAAAGAGTAAGGGTAGCAGGTGTAGATACGCCGGAGAAAAGAACCAGAAACTTAGAGGAGAAGGCTCTTGGAATCGATGCAACCAACTGGCTCAAAGAAAAACTGGAAGCGGCTATTGCTGGCGATGATGATCTTGTTATCCGTACTGAACTTGATGGCGGCGTTGGGAAGTACGGTCGTCTTCTTGGCTGGTTATACATTGGGTCAGACGACTTGTCCCTCAATGAGCAAATGATTACTGAGGGCTACGCACATTCGTATGATGGTGGTACCAAGAATATGGATCTTGAAGCATTAAGAGAAATCAGACGACTTCATGGAACGCTCGTGGAGTAGAACAATGCTAAGTGGTTTATTTGTGTTAGTTTTCATATCTTTTATGTGTATAACCATGGAATTAACGTGGACTAGACATACATAGTTTAGCTGTAATGGTCTCATGCAAAAGATTATCAACGGTGTGGCACTATTTTCTGGTGTAGTATCACTTGGTCTAGTTGTGGGTGGAGGTATTTTATACCTTCAGAAAGATAATATTGTGGAGGGTATCAAGACTCAACTCATTAATGGTGTATCAGAGTCAGTACAAGATCTCCTCCCTAGTATGGTAGACGGAGCTGTACCTGAACTTCCTGGTACAACTGGTGGTGCAATTCCTTCAGGTCTTCCTTTCTGAGGTAGGTCATGTTGGTATTATTATTAGTATTAGCCTCTCCAGTTCTAGCAACTGTGGCAGAGGTTCCATGTCCTACTACGCTTCAAGCAAAGGCGTCGGTAATTGTAGGTGACTTAGATGGATATCAAACCTATACAGATAAGACAGCTACAAATTCAGAAGGTACAATCCCAGATTTTACCTCCACCAATAGTATCTTCCCTTAATCCACCAATCACCGTTAACATTGGATTACCTATTGTTGACATCCCTGGGTGTGTAGAAGCTCGCAATGATAACAATGGATCAAAATCGATTTTTGGGGATGACCCTGAGGGGGTGGTTACGCTTTGTGGTCCTGGGGTTCCCAGTTATAACCCTATTAATTATGAACCTGAACAGATGATACTGACTGGACCTGCGGAGACGCCTCCGGTCCAACCACCAGTCGCACCACCTATTCCTGAGGCTCCTGAAGTAAAACCACCACCAGTTGCAAAAGTAGAGTGTCCCACAGAAGCTCAAGTATTAAAGGAGCCAATTGGAACATTAGTAGATGGTGGAACTAAAAAGATTATTGAATATAGATTGGTAGGTAGTGAATGTATACCAGTTAAGGAAGATCTTAGAATACCAGATCAGATTGTAAAAGCCATACCTACTGCAGGTGCTATAACAACCACAGCATCTATTGCTGTTGTTGCAACTACCTCTGCACTGTTAGCAAAACCATTGGCTGACATCCTACTTAAGGTGGTCAAACCAACGGTGAAGAAAGTTATTAAAAAGATATCAACCTTGAGAGGAAAGAAAGTTAAGGTCGAGTCGTTAAGGGAGCGCCAAGGTCATCAGCGGACTCGGAATAAGGCGATTCGGATTTTAAAGGGGAAGGAATAGAATGGATATGGGGTGGTATCACACCACCTGGATTAGTGACCATAACATCCTGACATATCGCAGCATACTGTGTTCCTGGTCTGAACATAATACCAGCTTTAATTAACTCACCACAATTCTTAAGTCTCGCAATCTCAAAGTCCAATCTCTTATTGGCTGTCATTTGTTGTTGCATTGCAATCTGTGTGGTTGCTGCATTCTTACACAGCTCCTGTAGTTCCTTGTCCATAGGATTGGACCATGTTGCTGACACACCTAAGGACAAGTTGTAACTATCTTTCTGTCCTGTTCTAGTAGGAACGAAGTAGAGTATATCACCTGGATTATCTAATGAACCATCCTCGTCTAGATCTCTCATATCATAGACTGGATCATTATAGAATGGTTCGTAGGGTGACTGGAAAGATCCAGATCCTGTTACAAAGGGGGTAATGTTAAGGGTGGGTCCTTGACACTGTATTCCTCCTCCATAGGTATTTGTGATATATGGTCCTTGGAGGACTTGGATTGCCTGATTAGTAACAGAACCTGAAGAATTAGCAATAGGAGAAGCTGTGGCGCTAACACCACCAACAGTTTCAGCATAAGAAGGGCAAGCAAAGAATAATGATATGATTATTGTTGGAATATAGAAGTTGTGTCGGTTACGCTTTGTATTGTTGTTTCTCTTTGAATAATTGTGTGATTGCTCAGTCCCGGTCCTTTGTATGTTTCCGTGAACTGAAACGCAGCTCCCGGAACCGTTTGAACGTATGCGGGTTTGGAACTTACTCCTGTCCATTGTGAAGTCACTCCATTAATGTTTACGGAACTTGCTCCTGTTCCAGGAGATAGATTACCGTTAACGCCGATACCACTACCCGTTGCCGTGTATTGATATCCCGTATTATAATCCATTGAATTAATAGTCTCAGTCACTGTTGATGTTGTTTCTGTGTGACTCGTCATGCTTCCCTGAGTAAAGTTCGGGACTACAGGGACCGCCAATGCAGTGGCACTTGATGTAAAGATTACCACCACACACGTCACAATAGACCGCATCATCTTTCCAGAATGGGTCATCCTCAATCAATGACAGTAATTTCTGAAACGAACTGTCCGGTTGCACTAGTACCAGCACCACCAGCTGTCAGACCGATTGCACCAGCAGTAGTCAAAGTACCAGCCAGGTCACCAGCTGAACCAGCTGCATAGGAGGTTTGACTAGAGAAGTTACCAACAGCACCTACAGAAGGAGCAGAGGTTGGTACCGCATCACCTTGAATGTAAGAAGTGGAATATGAGAATGCAGAACCGTTCGATGCTTGAGTAGCAGAAATGGTTCCGGGAGCCATGACACCACTGGTGATTGCACCAGTAGATATAGTTCCTGCAGTAGTTCCGTCAGTGGTATTCACTCCACTACCTGAGATACTATATTGAGAACCAAGTCTGGTTGATGTAGTTCTTGCAGAATCAACTTGAAGTTGAACTGATGAAGACATACTATGGACAAGTCCTCCTGCATTTACCGAGGAGGTCGTCAACAATAACATTCCAAAAGCAATAAATGCTTTTCTCATATAATACTCATAGAGACTATGTATATTTAGAAACTTGAATGTGTGTATCACAGAACACATAATGTCTAAAGAGATTGTTAATAAAGTAAATATTTAAACTTGTATCACTAAGTAACAAAATGGACCCTGAGGAAACTACTGGTCTAGAATTGGACAGTAAAATTTGTAGTAAATGTGGAGCGAAGTGGTTAAATGGACAGCACTACTGGAGCACTGGTCTCGTGGGAGATCCTGAGACCTTATCTAACCTCGTCTGTGGTTTGGTTGAATCTCCTAATTGTATAAACCCATCTCATAAGAAGGGCCATATATACGGAGAGAAGGACACTTGGGAAAAGCGTTCTAAATTTATTAATTCTTGGACTGACGGTGATGACAAACGAAAACCTGACTAGATATGATATTTGCGATAGGGTAAAGGAACGTCTTCTTTACACGCTAGGTAAGCGTCCAGATAATGCTTCTGCACATGATGTGTATATGGCATTATGTTATGCGGTTAGAGATAGGATGGTTGAAAATCATCTTGTAGAAAAATCACACCGTAAGGAAGTGGCATATCTTTCTGCGGAATTTTTAATTGGTCCACAGTTAAGTAACAATCTTCTTAATCTTGATATTCATAAAGAAGCAGAGGCAGCAGTTGGAGATTTTGGATATACTCTAGATGAAATCCT